GTACCACATCGGGATTTACCATATGATCAGGCACGTCTGTCCTCCTCCGACAGATTAAGGTGGGGCTAGCCCCTGAGAGCTAGCCCCTATACACTAGCTGCGCCAGGCTTCGCTATCAGGCGGAGCACACACGTAGCCAGAAATAGTCACGGAAACATTTTCCGCTGTGTCATCGGCATCAGCCACAACACGGACATCCAATCGATCACCGGACGTGACCAGGTTGCTCTTGAGCGTCAACGAACCCAAATTGGTCGTGACATTCACAGAAGCAACGATCTCCGTACCAGCGGCAGTGGTCCCCATTGTCAGTGCAGGGTCACTAGCGACAGTGCCGCTGTAAACCTCTACGTCAACAATATAGAATGCCATGCCGTCCGGCATCACGATCTGCCGGTGCACCGTCTCGTTGCTAGCAACGTCGTCGAAGCCAACCGAGATCACCTGCAGGGCACCAGACACCGGACCGTCTCGTCCGGATTCTCGGGAATAAAATCTAGTAAGACCCATTATAGAACTTCCTCTCTGTGAGCCCAATGGAGCTTCATTAGAGCTTGTCTCAACGGTTCACGTTGTGGATACAATCCCTCTTTTGTACGTTTGCCAGGTGCTCTGATTGTATCTGCGAATTGCAAGCAAATATCGGCCTGATCTTTTTTGCAAACCAAAAACGGATAGACTTGTTTGATTACACTTGCAGCCTTTTTTCCAGTCACCTGCCAACTAGGTCTTCCCTGTCCATCTACCCAATGTGACCCAGCAAATAACTCATATAACTTCTCGCACATACGAGAATCCATACAAACAACTTTGAGCAACATCTGATGCACACCGGAATTCTTACGAAAGCTGATTGTAAAACAACCTTCTCCATCAAGAATCCCAGCAGCCCATGCTAAACCTGCAATATTAGGATGTACCACTGCGACTACTCCTTGTTAGGCTCCTTGGCCTCCGACAGTTCCGCGCCAGTCTGAGGCACCGGTGCTAAGTCTATATGTCATCTTACTTTTCATGTTGCCAGTATCAAAGTCCAGCGCATGATCGCTGACGGGTTCCATCCGCCAGTAAACCAGCACACGGTGCTGATCCGGACGGGCAAACAGGAACCAGTCGTCATCGCCGGTCAGATACTTGGACATGACGATTTGCAGACCGATCTGATTGAAGGCGTTGGTTGCGTTGGCAGCAGTGTCCGAACGCAACTGCGACTTCAGAATCTCGTGAGCCGTCCACCGCAACTCGGGCGGGATGATCAGCATCGCGGGTTCCACATCGATGATCAGGTCACGGTCGTCCACCATCGCATCAAAGATGTTGATGGCGGATTCCAGGTTGGCAATACTCAGGTCACCTGAAACCAGGTTGCTGAAGGTACCACCGTTGACCTGGAGGTGGCTGGCACTAAACAGCGCGGCGCCATCCGGAGTAGTCGTGCTAGCGAACCCGCCGTTGATCGTACCCCAAATGGTGGTCTCGATACTGGAACGGGCCGCACGCGACAGGGCCGGAGCGGCGTTGGTAATAGCACCGTCAAGGTCATCGTCCATCGCCTCGAAGGAGATCTGGAATCCCTTCGCGTAAGTCAGATGGGTGAATCGCTTGTCGAATCCCTGAATCAGGGTATCGTAGTCAATCTTCTCGCCCTCACCCTTTTCCGCGAATTGGCTGAAACCGGTGATGCCGGTCACTTCCTCATACGCACGTCCAGAGTCGCGTACATGGAACACCATCGGGTAGGTCAGAGAGGGAGCGTCGAAGTTCTCAAACAAAATTTCGTCGAGGTACGGCAACCTGCTTTCAAACAGGTCGGTATACCGAGACCGTAGCATGACAGCGCCAGCACTAGCCATGATACACCATCCTTTCTAGCAGGTTACGTAGACCGCGTATGGTTACTTGAGTAAATGTGGAAAGCAGGATTGATCTGAACCTCGACATCAGCCCAGGAACCAGAAGCAACGCTGCGCGAGTCCTTGGCCAGCACCTGCAAGCATTCCCAAGTCGAAGCCACGCTAGTAATCGAACTACCGTCCAGTTCCATTTTGGACTGGAGAGTAGACGTATTACCTGTGACAACGGTAGCACGTGCGTACTTACCAATACTCTCAATTTCCAAAGCAGCAGTAGAAATCGCATTGTCGTCGACCTGCACCAGGAACTTCTGGGCGGGATCGTCGTACACATGCACTTTCTTATCAGCGCCGGGGGTGGCAGCAACGTAGTTGGCGGCAACACCGATGATGTTCTGCACCTCGGTAGTATCCGTGGCGTCAGCCACAGCAACAATACCGAGCGCACCCTTGTACACAAGGTCGCCTTCATAAATTGCAGCCGTCAGAGTGGCGCTAACCGCATACTGCGTGAGCCTCGGAGCCGTGCCAGCAACGCCCGCAGACAGTGCTCGCAGACCCAGAGGTCTATCCAGGTTAGCCATTAAAATACTCCTTGCGACATCACATTAGCGTGTTGCCGAAGGATCGGGAGTCTGTCCCTTGCCGAACGTTGTGACGCCCGGTGCAAGTTGCTTATTAGAACTGCCGCTGGCCAGCTTGCGCCTGGCGGCATCCTTTTGCTCTCTCGCCTTCTGGCGAGCATCCCAGATCTCAATCGGCAATCTACACAAAATACAGTCGCCTCTTCGGACCTTGTTGTCTAAGAGATCGCCGCCCTCCATTTTTGTTGGCGGGTCTTGTAGGTACTTGTCGAGTTCACGTCCGATTTCATCGTCGTGCTCGATAGGTTCCCAGCCGCGCCATCCCCTCTTCAAGCGGTAATCAGGATTCTTCCACGACAATTTGTAGCCAGGAGGATCGGCCAAAATTATGTGTGGATGTTGTCCCGCATAGGGGTCTTTTACTTCATCGACTTCTGGTTCAATATCCTCGCCATTTGCGCGAGACTCTGCAATCTGTCCCTCCAATTCGGCAGTACGATCCTGGACCATTTTCTCCAGTGATTCGAACTTGTCCATCAGAGCTTCGTTCTGCTGACGCAGAATTGTATTCTCTTCCTGGAGTTCGGATTTTGTGGGTTGCTTCTCGGCCATCACTTACTCCCCTTCTTGTAGGCACCGCGATCCTTGGCGTAATGCGCCATCCGCTTTTTGATGTTATCCATGTTGAATTCCTTGCCAGGAGGCAAAGCATTCTTTAACTTGCGTGCCTGATCCTCAAGTTTCTCTTGAGATGGCAGCTTAAAAGAATCTCCAACTGGAGCATCGCTGTCGGTGGCAACATCAGGAGTACGTTGTCCGCCTCTGCGCCGATCCGTTGGCGCGGTGGCCGGCTGAAGACCAAGCTCCAGGCCCGCTTCGTTGGCGGCTTGCAGAATAGCAGAAGGATTCTGATCGGCCAATTTCCCCATATCCTGGAGAATTTGATTGACGCGATTGTAAAATCTGCTGCCCTTCTTGCGAAGCTCTGGCCAGCGATTCATGGCTGTCTCGTTCGCCCGTTTCTCCTGCGTGCTGTAGGACAGACGATCCGTCTCGTCCTTGACCTTTTTGGTAGCTGCTTCGTCGATCTTGCGATCCACGATGTAGTCCGCCAAGGCTTGCTTCTGTGCAGGATCCACGTTTTCCGGCAACTGAGCGTATGCTGTCTTCAGTTCGTCGATGGACATTTGGTCGAGTGTTCGATTGTTGGGGTCCACAGGCGGGGAATCTTGTGCCGGCGGTCGCTCTTGCTGCGTCGTCAGCATGGCCCGCAATTCGCGGATCTCCTCGTCCTGTTTCTCCAACTTTCGAATAAGCTCACCACGAACGTTGTCGATGGACCGGCCCTCGCCTTTCTTCTCGTCGTCGCCTGTTTTACCGGTAGGCTCTCCGGACTTGACGTCGGTTTCTGGCTTTGGGCTGGTGTCTTCCGGTGCCGAGTTATCCGGTACGGCATCAATCGCTTTGTTCAAGCGGTCACTCATTATGCACCTCCGTCCCGTATAACGCCCGGTGCGCGATTACGGGGTGCGCTATTGGTTACTTGCGCTCTCGACTGGGCTTCCAACCAGCCTTGCGCATCGTCCCGTACACGTAAGCATCACATCGCTTCTTGCTCATGCCCTTTTTCTTACATGCACGTTTGAGCTTTCGCTTTAGCTTTTTAGGCATCAGCGAAACCCTCCCTGCTTCTTGCGCTTTGCGGCCCGTTGCTGGGCTGCGCCCACCGCTTCCGCCTGCACCTTGGTAGCTCCATATCCGCCACGGTACTTCTGCAAGATCTTAACGGCTGCGCGTTGCTTTTTAACTTCGCTTTTCAGCCTGCTAATTTTCCGGCCAGTGCGAGTGAATCGGTCAAACAGTGCCATCATTTTCCTCCGGTTTGTAATTACGTATACTGTCTATGATAGATAGTGCCAGACCGCAGCCGTCCCCGACACCTTGGTGGTATAGTGCTTTATCCGTTTCGCCTTTGCGCAGTGAATTCATCAAAAGTTCCAGACGCTCACTCTGTTCCTTTTTGATTTTTTCCTCTAACCCAAGACTAACTGAGCTTTGCATCCACTCTACCAACATTGGATCCATTACTGCACGCCTCCCTCAAGTGCGCCTAGATCTTCTCCGCCACCGCCCTCCTGCGTCATGCCGAGAGGAACGTTGTTACCTTGTCCCGGTGCCTGTCCCATTGTGCCGCTGGTCATCTTCGCCTGCAACTGGGCCGCATGTGCACGCATGTGCGCGGCAAACACCGCCACCGCTTCCTGCGGCAGCGTCTCAAACCGGCTAGTCCGCGAGAACTGCTCCATCACACGCAGGTGAGTAGCGTCATCATCCACAGGCAGCACATCCACAAATATGCCACGCGCCAGTGACTCGTTCTCGCTTTCCTGCTCCATCGGCGGGTGCGTGTACAGCGACTGCCCTGGCGGCTTGGGCATCAGGGCCTCAACGTCCGCACCCTCGCCCCAGTGATTCAAGAAGTCTCGCAGCACAGACAGGCTGGCCTGGGGATCCTGCATGTATGCAGGGTGGGTTAGCAATGTATTGTACCGAACCTGGGCAATATTGCGCATGATCTCTGGATTGGTGTTGACCGTGTTGCCCTTGAATATATAATCCAGCTTGTCGCGAATCCGAGACATGCTCAGACGCTGCGGTTCCGCCTGCCCGGTGATTCGGTACCATTTCTCCTCGCCGCCGAAATATCCGTACATTTGTGCAACCTGATTGCACAACGGACCCCAGGATCGCTCCTGCAAGCGCGTGATCATGTTGTCGATCTTGATATTGCCCTCTGCCACCAACGTCATCGTTCCGCGTGCCGTACGCGGGGCATTGCGCATCTGTGTGCTGCCAGAGTTCAGCGGACTCAGTGTCAGACGATCCGCGAACATCAGCATGGTGTCGACCGTCGACAGATTCGCCAAAGGCTCCTGCTGGAATCTGGGGAACAGGACGCCGGAGATGTCCTGCACGGGAACGCCCTCGCCTGGACGTATGCCTTTCAACCATTCCGGGCTGGCTGTCATGGCAGCGGGCACGTAGAAAAAGAACGGGTTGTTTATCAACTCTTGTGCATTGTTTATGTGGTTGACGATGGTGTTGACTTCGATATTTATCTGAGCCAACTCCTCCGCCATCGACCGCCCGTAAAACCTGCCAGATACCCGCTTGTAGTGCGAGGCCACAAACGGGCGCTCTCGATGAGGGAATTCGTCGTCCAGATATCGCGCACGAACAAGCTTCCGAAGATCGTACGGAAGATCATAGATTACCTCTGTGGGTTCTCCGTCGCCGTCAACATCGTCCTTGAGGTAGATCTCAAAGACCAGGATTTTGTTTTCGTCATAGGTGGCGTGGTTCTCTGGGGCTTCGATGTCTTCCTCGCGGGTGCCCTGCCCTTCCTCGCCTAGTGCCATGTCCTTCTGGCGTGACAGCCGCATGTTCTCCGGGGCTTCCTGTTCGCGGCTGGGCCGGCGTGTCTCCATGAACCGGCGGTCTTCCTCGTCGACCTGCCACTCGCCGCTGTCCATGCGGCGGCGGGCTTCCTCCACGGTAATCCAGTACTGGTGTGTCACGCGGGCGGCAGCCTGTATTTCACGAGTGCGGTAAGGTACAATGAAGTCCTCAAAGTCCACCACGGTCACGCACGGGCCGTCTTTTTCCATGATGTACCGGTAGATGTAGACATCTACTTCGTCCACAAACTCGCTGTCCTGAAATACCACAGTTCCGTCCAGCATCCGGCGATCTTCGACAAATTCCACTTCCCATCGCTGGCCTGGCAACTGATCGGTTGGACCGTCCACAAAGCTGGCGTTAGCCAGTGTGTCTACCAATTGGTCTACGTTGCCCTGCGGGAATCCGAATATCTCTGCTAGGATTTCCTCTGGATCCTTGGGGCGTGCGGCAACCACAACATCGCCGTAGCTAGAAACATCGCCCTCGCCGTACATCAGCTTGATGGGTCGGCGTTCGATGGTCTTGCGCCACGTACGCTCATATGTGGTCTTCAGGACCGACACGCCGTCAATCAGCGTGTTGCGCGTCCAATCCTCGAATGTCCCGTAGAAATCCGGAATGTCGCTGCGGAACGACCAGTTAATAAACTGTTCTTCTTCCTTGGCCTCTTCGTGCCGACCCTGCCCTGCTGGGTACTGCACGTGCGCTAGCGGGTCTGTACCCCAAAACGCGCTGATGATCTTGGGCACTGCGCCGTCCACTTTGTCAGCAATCACCGGAATGTGTACGTCGCTCGCGCCGGCCCACGGTCCAACCTGTGACGGAGCCTCGTCCAGATACAGCGCCCGGACCTGCGCAATGCGCTCGATGCGGCCCTGGCGATCTCGCAGGTCGCGCATCACCAGGTTGTACAGCCGTCTGCCGCGTACTTCCCGAAATTCGTCGGTCATCCGGATATCAGGCATCGTCCACCACCACTACTTCAATCGTCGCCGTGTTGGTCGTGCTTTCATTTTGCACGTACACGTGCGTGAAGCTGCCGGACAGCATCACGAACTCGCTCACTGTCCATTGGTATGTATTGGAGTCTACACTCACTTTGATTTGCTGGTCGGTCAGCAGAGCCATCATGGTCCCGGTATCTACACCTTCTAGGTCGATTTCCTCCGGGATTGCCATGTTAGTGGCCAGTACTGCACGATGCTGGGAGAACTCGGCAAAGTCGCTAGTCTCAGAATCGAACCGCTGGTCATACAGCGTTCTGCCGTTTTTGGTCAAGTGCAATCTGGCTAGCATCTGCTTTTTAAGAACGTCGGCCATACCTTCTCCTGTCGTACCCCGTATGCCACTTGCCTACGTCTAAGGGCATCCCGCAGTCGTCGAAGTATTCTTCCTCACTTTGGCGACGAGCCATGCCCTTGAGCATCTGGTACGTCAACCCGCCCTGGAAGATGTAGCGGATACAATCAATGAAATCATCGTTGGTTTTGCGGTAGTCTTGCTTGTCGCCTTTGAGATCCCGCTGCTTGTCGGTCTGCCACTCGTCGTAGCAGAAGTTCATGAAGTTTTGTTTGATCGGAGCGCAGTGGTTGAACACCATCAGGCGCGGCTCGGACCACTCGTTACGCATCCGGAGGGCTTCGTGGATCGCATCGTACCCGGCCTGGGTGTTTTGCTTGTTGGCTAGTGCGCAACGGATCCCTTCCTCTGCGAAGCGCACAAGGATGTTGGAGCCGTAAGTGCGCTCCGGCACCTTTGCGCTGGAGTCGATGATCCTGTGCGCAATCAGGTCGCGGTCTTCGCGCAGCCGCTCCATGTATTTGATGCGCTCGGAAACCTGGGCGATTGTCTTGAGCTTGCGGTCCCACAGCACGTCGTACGCGAACCACTGCTCGTCCGGGTTTACTGCGGCCCAAAGAACCGCAATAGGCTTCCTGGGGTGCGGATCAATAACACACACTCGCGGCCAAGTCTTAGGAATGTCAAAAGGATCAATCCAGTACGGCGGCTCTGGTTGCCAAGTACCGTATACAACGCCCGCCAGGTGCAGGAATTTTCCGTGGAGCCGCGCTTCAAGTTCGTCCTCACGTTGGTCGGCCAGAAACTCTTCAATGGCCTCGCGTGTCAGGTACCCGCCGTTCTCGACGCAGTTGTCCCAGATGGAGAACTTGAACAGCCGTACGCCGGAATCCAGGACATTGGCACGTTCCACGAT